ATGCTTCTTCAGCTTCAGCTAATTGTTTTATTAATACAATAGAATCTTCAACTATCTTTGGATGTTCTCCTATTGCTACCGGTTTTTGAAATGCTAAATCAAGTTGATACAATGCTTTGTTTGCTTCAGCTTTATAATGACATCTCAATGATTTATATAATGTGTTTGTTAGTTCTCTCATTGTATTAAGTAATCCTTTTCTCTAGGTATAATGCCTTTCATCTGCAACCACCTAGCATCTTCACACCACTTCACAGCATACTTACCTTCAGTTACTCCTCTAGGTTTCCACTTAGCAAACCAAGGCCCACCTGTTGTAAAATGAACAATCTTTGGTTTCATAGCTTCTGGTGAATGACCATCAAGCCAGTTCCATTCTTCAGGTATTTGGCCTATATCTGCTTCTTCATCAGGCAACCACTTAAATGTATGTAACCATCTACCTTTTTCTGTATTTACAGCATCA